TCTATGAGTTTAACTTCTTTGTATGCATAAAGCAAGTCTTTGTATGGACCGTCTTTGATACGAATGCCAGCATGTACTTCATCGCTGTCTTGGTATTCATAGACATCCTCAAACTCGTATGAGTATGTTTTACGCTCTACTGTCTTTTTACGTTTCCACGGTAGTAGTTTGTCAATGTAGATCATTCGTCGCCTTCTACTTCTTCAAGGATTTCATCAACACTCTCACCACCTTGGTAAGTAAACTTGGATTGTGTGAATGCATCAATCTTGTCAAGGATATCCTTGGTGAAGAATTTATCTGGTTCTTTGTAGATTGCCTTCTCGTAGTAGTTCTTACCATCAACCCAAACATAGCGAGTACCATTCTTCTGTACAATGCCTGCTTGCTCTGCAAGTTCGACCAGACCAAAGTATCGGTTCAGTCCCTTCTTGAAGTTTACCTGAGTCATGACTTCTGAGTTTTCAATAGTCAATCGTGACTTCGGTAGCTTGGCACGAATCTTGACACCGACCTGTTCGCTGCCTTCCTTATCCTTGAGTTTGCCCAAGAACACAATCGTGGATGCAGCATAGACAAGACCCGAACCACCCGCCATAACATCTTTTGGATACATCGCGCCCATTTCAGCATAGGTGTGGTTGGTCAAGACAAGCGGGATTCCCTTTTGTGCTGCCTTCAGAGTTACAACACGGAATGTTGCCTTGATAAGCTGTGCGCGAGTCATGTCTTTCTTACCAGTGTCATTGATGATGTCATCAACTTCTTTCTTGGTAGACAAGTTACCCATCGAGTCAAGAACAACAAAGATACGTGGGTCGTTCTTTGGATCGTATGCTTCGATCAGATCGACAAGCTGTTTACGATAATCTTCAACTGTAACAACAGGGAAGATAACAAACCGCGAAGTATCAATGCACCACTTGTCGAGCATGTCTTTACGGATCGCACCTTCTGATTCAAAGTAAAGAACAACACCATCGGGATTGTCTCGTTGGAAGTTCTTACAAGCAGTCATTGCATAGTAGGTCTTACCAACACCAGACTTACCCGCAAGAGCAGTCACGTTGTTAGCAGGGTATCCGCCGTAGATCGAACCAGATAGCAGAGCATTCATTGCGTAGCTACCAGTGTCAACATACCACTCGATGTCACCACCAAGGATACCATCTTCAGCAATTGCTGCGAATTCGTTGTTTACAGTTTTGAGTAGTTTTGATGCGTAAGCTGATGCCATAAAGTGTCTCCATTAAAATAGGGTTAGTTTTTCTTCAATCGTCCAGCCGATGTACTTCAACAAACCTTCGACTGGCTCAATAAATGTTTTGCTGAATTGTAGATCGTAGTCTACATACTTATCAAGTCCAAACTCTTTGGGTAGAGCATTGTTGAACCCGATGACGTTTTCATGAATTGTGTTGGGCATAGTCAGGTACAAGAATTTAATCTTGCTACCATCAGTCATGTGACTATACTTATCCGTTATCATTTTCTCTTCGATTAGATTATTATACAGGATTGCTGCACGCACTGCAATAGGTGTACCTTTAGAATATCCACGCCCTTGAATAAATTTGCCGATGCTCGATACACCACGGGGAAACGCGATGTCTTCCGGTGGTAGTGTATAGAATTCATTCTTACATTCGTTGATGTACTTACGAAATTCATGAATGTCTCCCGCAAGAATCAATTCAATCGACCGTTCGATGTATGGCTTGACTACATCTGGCGTTGATGACCGCTTAATCTCAAGACCCATGATCTTGTTCTTAGCGTGTGGATATACCCGGTCTTCGTCAGCAACCACGTTGAGAACATAACGCTTCTTACCAGTCCATAGTGCTTTGCGTGAAATCGCTTCGCATTCCATGTTCATCGAGTCGGCAATGTTGTTTGTGTAGCCACCAAGTTCTTTGAATGCGTCTTTGATGATTGTACCGATACCCGCACCAGTCTTTTGTAGAAATTCGATCTTCTCTTGCTCGGTTCCGTCCGGCACAACCTGCTCAACTGCTGTCTCAAGTTTCAGGTGAACAGAGTCGGTGTCAATGTAAGCAACATAGTCCTGATCTTCTGTGCGAAATACCTTGTTCAGTTTTTTGTTGAGTCGGTCAGCAACAAAACGAATCGACAACTGACCCATCATAGTAATCGAAGTCGCAAGCCTCAAGTCATAGTAACGTGAGTATTGGTTACCAAGAGAACCATAGCATGAGTTCAACGCAATCTTCATTGCCATTTGCTGGATGTCATACTGCTTTGCTCTTTGCTTGTGGCATCGGTAGTATTCGACCAGTTGGGTGTCAGACCAATCATCCAAATCTACTTCAATCCCGATCCCTCCAAGCCCCTGACCCCGCCCATCAAACGTAGATTCATCAATACCACGACGTTCGATTTCTGCCATAGCATTGTCTGCTTTGGTTTGCGATGTGGTTGACATCTTTTTACAAGTCTTGCGATGTGTAAACAGGTCTTCCATCATGTCGGGCAGAAATCCAACTACCGTCTTATCAAACATGTCACCGGTAGGCGATACGCACACATTCGCATCACCAGCATCTTTACCGATCTTCTTTGCTGTTTCGATGTCTTCGATAAACATCTTGATGTTTGTCTCGGCATCATTGTCGAGTGCATATGCAATAGACATTGACCGGTCTGCCGTGTTATCGACAACCGTTTCGGGTGAAATGTTCAAGTAACGAATCGCGTTAGGATACATGGAAGAAACGTCAAACGTCACTACCCAATCATACAAACCCGGCACAGGTTCTTTGACAAACGCACCGGCATACTGATCCATCACGCCTTGCGGCGGGTCAACTCTTGCAGCAGAAAACTTATCGTCGGCTTTTAAGTGATTGTAGATCAGTAAGTCCCACATGCGTACTTGTGAAAACACATCGTGTGGGTTTGCGTGTGCATCTGATGCCGACATGATCGCAAGCTGAATCAACTGCATCTTGTCTTCTAGTTGTGCAACGAGTTCAACGTCTTTGATGTTATAGACAACAAACTTCTCCCAATCTTTCTTGTAGAAAGAGTGCATCGAGTCGTGTTCGTCGTATGATAGTTTGTTTGTTCCCAACTCAACACTCGCAATGTAGTCGAGTTTGTATGTTGGTTGTTGGACGTAGGTATACTTCTTGTACAGGTCAAGATAGTCTAGGATGTTGATGCCGTAGAAGATATAAGAAACCTGATCCCTACCATTGATGCGGACGTTACGCTTCTGCACAACTTCCCACGGGGACATCTTCTTTGCAACCTTTGTACCGCGACGATGTTCGATGCGATTGTAGAGATACGGCAAGTCGAAGAGGTTTACGTTCCATCCAGTTACAACGTCAGGGTCTAGTCGTTTCCACTCTTCGATGAAGCGAGAGATAAGTTCATCTTCGGTCTTGCAGTTATAGAATTCATGATTTGTGTTTTCAGGATCACGCTTCATGGTTCCATGCTTAGTCGTGCCAATCGTGATCTTCTTCTCACCGACCATCATCGTGATCAGGTTGATTTCTTGGTCTGCTTGTTCGATGTCAGGAAAACCACCTTCACACTCGGTTTCGATGTCGAGATACATGACGCGAAACTTATCAAAGAATGCCATCGAATTCACTGCGGTGTATTGATACTCAAACCGATCCATACCATAGACAGACCCGACCGGTTGTAGCTGAACAAACTCTCTGGCACGCTTCATGTCCATGCCAGAGATGTGTTGTAGAATTTTACCATCAATCGATGTGTATGGTGATGTAGTATCAGTCTCGATGTACAGCGATGGCTTGAAATCGATCTTGCTGTGATACCGCTCACCTGTAACATCATCGTACCCGCGAGCAAGTAGGTGATTACCCCATCTCATGCATGAAGTGTAGCTCATAAAATAAATCCTGTCAGTCAGTATAGAAAATCATCGGCATGTTTTACCATACCGATGATACCAGATTCCGCGATCCCAATCAATACTTAGAATGGTGGGTCTTCCTCAAAATTTTTGTCGGCAGAAGACGATGAATCTTTGTCGAAGTTCAGAACGTCGCGGAGTAGCTTACCCAAACCCGGCGAACCATCATCTAAAAACTTTTGTGTCTTTTCATCAATGTAGTCACGAACAAGTTTATCTGCGGCATCTTTACCACCGGCAAGTTCATCAAGCGTTTCGCAAAAGTATGATTTAGCAGTTGATTCATCCAACCATAGACGAGCAAATTCTTTTCTACCAGATTCGCTTAGCGACATTTCTACTTCGGGGTTGTCGGGGTCATCGCTCCATGTGAAGTCAAGATGTCCCTTTGCGTTTAGAGAAGCATAATACGATTGCTCTGCTTGCTTGCGAGCAAACTCATTATAGTCTTCTTCGGTAAGAATTCTAGCACCACGCCCCACTGCATCATGAATGTTTGCACGAACAAGAATGATTGATGCATTCATAAACATCTCAGTGTTCTTGATGCCACCATCCAACATCTTTTCGTTGTTTCGTGCAACATACACTGCTGCTGCTTCTACTTCTTTGACCGATGGTTTCGGCACATGCTCTGTGATGTTATCAGGAATCTTCGCAGTGATACCGCGAGTGATGTCAATCATGAATTGATAAATTTCATCCTGTTCTGGATCAGGGTTCCCATTAAATTCGTCCATTAGTCTTTTCCTTTAATTCTATTGTAGGTATCAAAGAGTTCTGGTGCATCTCCATAGTAAAGGCTAGACTCTTCAATCTCGTTTAGTAATTCTTCAATGATATTATTGGCGGCGTCCAGTTCCGCCCCAAGCTCGGTGATGCGGGCGTGGTGGTCTGCGTAGAGGACGTACTCGCCACCCGGTTCAGGTGTGGCGTGCGACACCCCTCCCAGCAAGTTTCTGGATGTATATCTCTGTATATCAGTCATTGGGTTTGCTCCATAGTGTTTTTAACAATGTTCCAATACTTAGTTGTGTTATGCCACGCTGTCTTGCCACGCTTTTTATAAATGTTACAACCACCGTTATGCAATCGTGCTTTCGATTCCCACGACGGGTCAACACCGGTCCAAGACTTACGATCCCATCGCTTCATGTATGCTTTGATAACTCGCTCAGCATACGCTTTGTCACGGCATGATTGATATGTCTCACCGTTTGCAGTCAGCGACTTATCATGGTCAACCGCATCTTTCCAATACGACCACCAAATCTGATACGGACCAATCGCTTTACCACCATCACCGTCAGGGGGATCAAGTTGTCGCGTCGATTCCTTTGCCCATAGAGCATCTAGAAAATCATCCCAATCGTGTTCGTCTGCTTCAGCAGGAAGAGCAACGATTGCCCAAATCATCAGAAATACGACAACAGTAAATTTCAACATTATGCAAGCCCCTTGATAATTTGTTCGACCTTGGTACGCACCGCATCCAATGTTGCTTTCGAAACATTCAGATAGGTCTTTGCCAATTCAAGAACGCCCGTATTGCTTGTCTCGTTTTCGACAAACGCTACGGATTCATCATAGGACAAAGTTGAAGCATGAAGATATGAAACAAGATCGATTGCCGCGAGTTGGGCGCGAGCATCGACCAGACGCATTTGTGTGACTTGATTTTCCAACACGAAGAGTTTCACTGAAATCTCTTCCTGTTCCGATAACACCTTGTCTCGACCCTTGGTTTCTGACTTTGCCATAGATTGATACTCCAATATCAGTAAATATCGGTCAACGGCAACAAACCGCTGATCTGTCCGACTATAGTATTATCGTCGAAATCAGGGTATGAGTCAATAACTATTTTGGGTTATTTTTATAGACCGACTTCCACAGCAGAAGCGGACGCAAGAATCTCAGGGGCGATCAAAATCCTAACATCCTCATACATGTTTCCGTCTGAGTAGAATTTTCGCCCGGCAGTGTATCGGGCAAGAATGATAGGTTTGTATCCACTATTACTAAAATGTGATAAGTCTCCAGACACAGACAAGTCATCACTAAATCCCAATTCATACGCAGTTCCCACACCAAGTGGGCGGTCTTTTGGAGATGCTTCTTTGAGTATCGGGGTTCCCTGTCCTATGAAATGAACGTGTTCTTTTCCGTATGCTTTACCAAAGTCTTCGCCATAGACAGCGCGATTGATAAGCTGGTGTCCGGGTCGATTGAACGGAATGTAAAACATAAATCGGTTTCGTTCTTCTGCTATACCGTCGCGTTCTCTTGCTAGAAACCTCAACGCTTCAGTAAGCAACGGATGGTTGTTTATACCATCTCGTTTACGACCAGTCACCGATACGTACTGCTGGTATGCAGCAGCACCACCCGCTTTTTTGTGTGAAATGAAACAGATGTCTTTACCGTTCTTGTTGCGGATCGAGAAGTCTGCTTTTGGTGTTCCTTTTATAGTCTTCGCAGAAACACAGTTCTCAAACGTAAATGCTACTTTGCCGCCTCGGTCTTTAACTATGATAGTGATACCATTACCAGACGAATCTCTTTCTTTGATTGCCTTGTCTAATTTTTCAAGAGCAATGTTTTCATCTTTTGTAGTATCTCGCTTTGGTTTTCCTATGAAGCGAATTGACAGGTATCCTTTTTCGCCCCCGGCTTGGACGTATCCGCACTTGTCTCCGTCGATAGTAACGGACTTGTTATCTAGTAGTTTAAGTTTTTGGTTGTTTCGTAGAGTCTTCGCACTTACAGATTCGCCCTTTTTGTCCAGATATAATTCTGGTGGGTCTTTTCTCTTATACTCAACATGAATATTATTTTGAAATGTCTTCCAGTCAGACTTGCCTTCAATATAATAATCCCACGCAGACATGTTGACACCAGTTTTCTTGATCGAAAATGTTGCCATGTTTAATATCTCCCGGTGCTACCAAACCCGCCTTGCCGGTCGGACTTCTGTTCGATGTCACCAGTTGTTTCCACAAACTCAACAGGTAAAACTTTTGCTAGCTCAATTTGTGCTAGGCGTTCGCCATGTCGTAAAAAGTGTGTAGTATCAGAGTGGTTCACAACGGGAATGTATGATTCGTTGGTGTAGTCAGAATCAATAACACCAACGGCATTGATCAATGTCAATCCTTGCTTGAGTGATGTACCTGATCGCGGGTATTGCTTGATGCAGTATCCTTCTGGAACATCGAAGATCAAACCGGTTGGGATCAACGCACGATCACCGGGACGAATAACGACCGTACCATCCTGCGGCACAAATTCGATCTTCGTCGCATTCTTGTAGGTCATGGCATTGCGATCATCTCTCTTCGTCCAGATAGAAACACCTTCTGCTGCGGTGCTACCTTTTAAGTCAGCATAGACATCAAAACATGCTGCATGTTCAGTGCCTTTGGTTGGAAGTGTTGCGGTCGGTGAAGTTCTCTTAATACCTACTTCGATGCCTGCCATTTATTACTTTCCGATTGTGTATTTTGATTCCAGTGTCCACTCTGATTTTTCAGAGCTTCGGATGATCTTGATCTGTGTCATCTCTGCCATTGGCTCATTGTACTTATCAGGAAACACAACTTTGCACAATCCCCACTCGTCTAGCAATGCAGCAACTTTGTTTCTGCGAGCAATATCGTTTGCGTCGATTGTAGTTGGTTTACCGTCTAGATCAAACAGTTCCTTGAAGTGACAGATTGCGTAGTGTCCTCTTTTATGTAGGACATTGCATGACTGCACTAGGGTTTTTTCGTCACGCTTTGTCATGCCGATGCGAGTCAATGTCTCGCGGATTTTTAGGAAATCGTCTGGCTGTTCTAGTGTGATGGGTACTCCGTGGCAACGGAAGAGATCATTGTATTCATCATAATTCATGGTTAGGGTTCTCTCTTTATTCAGTGATAACAACGAACGTATTTATATTCGTATTTATCAATTTTGAGAACCCTAGATGTTACATTTTCGTTCTGCCGCCCTTGTACTGAGCTTTCTTAATGTCTTCGTAGTCTTCGTCTGTTAAGATAGGCAAGAGTTCGCGTGCCTTGGCGACAGACAGATTGTAGTGTCTAGCGATCAACTTGATTCGCTCAACTCGCTCTTCTTCATCCTTCGCAAATCGTGAGAACCGCTTGCGTTTGCCTAGTGTCGCACACAAATAATCAAACTGCATCTTCTTCGGCAACTCATGATAAATGTTCAAGTGAGATACCGGGATGATGGCATCAACATGATACGACAGAAGACGGTTGATGATGTATGCAGGATACGCTTTTTCGTCATCCGGATTATCATCAAGCAACGGTTTCTTCGAATAGTTGATAGACGATAGGAAGTCGCCTAGCTGGATGCTGTTGTTTGATTTGTCCCACTTTTTAGTCTTAGGCATTGTATTCACACTCCAACATCAGTTCGGTCATCGATGCAACCAACTGGATTTCTGAGTCGGCACACATGCCCATGCGATACTGACATTCGGCTAGGATCACGACTGCCTTGGGAATGTAGTCTTTCTTGAGATAGTCATACATTCCATCATACAAGTTACGAATTAGTGTTTGCGGTTCGATGTCTGCTGCGTGAACACCGACCCACTTACGCATCTCGGTAAACTCTTGTTTTTTAAGGTAACCGATCAGCACCTTGACATCTGCTGCATCAACAACGCGAGACAGAACACCGGAGTCGATCTTGTTGTTTTTGATTGAGTATGATTGTAACTCATTCAGTGTACGTCGGAAGTCGGGGAAGTTTTTCATGATAACTTCTGCGACAACCTTCTTATCATACTCAACGCCTTCAGTGTCTAGGATGTTGCACACGCTACCCATAAACTTTTGGGCGAGCATCGGCTTGTCTTTTGACTGAGACTGGAACGTGATCACATGACAACGCGATTGCAACGGGTCGATGATCTTGTTGAGAAAGTTAGCAGTAAGAATGAATCGGCAGTTATCAGCAAACTCTTCCATGAACGAACGAAGAGCGGGTTGTGTTGCTCGGGTCAGGTGATCAGCTTCGTCTAGGATGACAACCTTACCGTTACCCATCATCGAAACAGTAGAAGCAAACTGCTGAATCTTTGTGCGCAGTGTATCGATGTCACCATCTTTCGATGCGTTGATAAACATTGAGTCAAGACCCAACTCATCGCAAAGTGCTTTGGCAACAGTTGTTTTACCAACACCAGCATCACCTGCGAGAATCATGTTTTGCAGTGTACCGGATTCTACAACACCAGTAAACACATCTTCAAGTGCAGGCGGAAGAATACAATCCGCAATCTTGTTTGGACGATACTTGATTGACCAGATATCTTTCATACTTTATTAGCTCGCTTTTCGTGGGGAATACCAGTAAGTTACATCATACTCAGAACCAGTCACAGTGTCAAACCCAATCACGCGAGAAGTGACAGTAACTTTGTAGTCACAACCGGAGATAGGATTCAGGTTTAGTTTGTCGATTGAGATTTCGAATGTACCATTGAACGCATCACCACGAACAACATCTGATTCATCAAGATCAACAGAGTAGTTGTTTGTTGTAGTGCTACCCGATCCACTGTTCTTTGCACCGACTGATACACGGTCTTCATCAACACCGATTGCAATCGAGTCGAGTTTCATCAGTGAAGCAGCACGCACAATGTTTTTAAGTTCCGCATCGGAAAGCACGAAAGACACAATCTTGTCTTTGTCTTCGATAGGGATTTCGTTTGCAGGCGGGAGAATCAGGCAAGACTTTTCAGCACCAAAGTACTTTAGCTTCTTACGCTTGCTGCCATTTTCATAGAGCATACAGTGGGTATCGTCAAGTTCGATTTCGACATCATCGAACAGACTGATCGCACCAAGAAAATCTGACAGTTCATAGATACCAAAGTCTTTGTCGAATGTCTCATCGACCATCGCCCGGCACAAAACCGTTGGCGACTTGCCATCTACTGTAGCAAGTTGCGATTCGCCAGCATTGAAATACAAATTAGTATTAATCGATGCTAGGTTTTTCATGAGTGTAATTGTCTTCTGCGATAGCTTCATAATTTATTACTCCGGTAGGAAATAGGATTGTTACACAAGTATAGGTTATCGAGACAAGCATTGCAATACTTCGGTATAAAAAAACCGGGCAGGAAATAAATCCTGCCCGGCGTGTCAACTGTTCCCCCTACGGGAGACAGGTTATTGTTTTAGAACGGGACACCGTTTACCAGCTTTTCCATTGCCTGACCGATAGAAGATGTATCATCAGTAGCAGGAGCGACCGGTTCAGCAGGCTTGTTTGCCTCTTCGGTCAATGCCTTGAACAGCTTCACGAAGTCTCGCTTGGATTCCTTGCAGAAGCGTGAGCAAGCAATTTCGACTGCCTTTTCAATCTTACCGAACACCGGCATCAATTCAACAATCAGGCACAAGCGTCGAGTAGTGATCAGGTCATCACAACCACCAGCCTCATAGGTCTTACGGGTCTTTTGAGCAAACTTGATCAGCGTATCGATTTGCTTTTCGTCTTCGGTCAGACCAAGCGACTTGAACAAACGCTTGACGATACGAGTTTCAACCGATTCGGTAGGGTAGGACTGTTCAAGCCAAACCGGGAAACGCTCAAGGAATGCTTCGTTCATCACGTTAGCACCGATAAACTTGTTCGTATCGTCACCTTGACCCTTTGTGTTACCAGTGGCAACAACCGTAAAGCCGGGAGCAGGTTCGACCCATTGATTGGTCTTTTTGATGAACACACCCTTACCTTCAAGCACCGACTGAAGACACAAGATACGCTCGGTACCAAGGTCTAGTTCATCGAGCAGCAGAACCGCACCGCGCTTCATTGCTTCGATAACCGGACCATCAAACCAAACGGTTTGACCATTGACCAGACGGAAACCACCAAGCAGATCATCCTCATCGGTGGCAGTATTAATATTCACACGGAACAGTTCACGATTGGCACGCGCAACTTCTTGCTCGATCATGTAGGTCTTACCGTTACCCGACAGACCAGTGATGAACACGGGCATATACTTACCGGATTCAAGCACCATCTTGAGCGACTTAGAGTTGCCCCAAGGAATGTAGTTGGTCGATTGATTCGGAACAAACGAGTGACCATCGGCGGCGGTCTTCACGTTATCAAACGAAGTAGGCTTAGCAGCAGCAACCGGTTCAGCGACCGGATCAGCAACAGCGGCAACAGGCTTAGCGGCAACAGGCTTAGCCTTAGACTTACGCTTAGGCTTAGCGGCAACAGGCTTAGCTGGCGAATCATCGAGCAACCAAGTAGGAAGACGATAGATACCGCGACCCGCACGAAGTTCAGCGGATGTAGTTAGCCATTGTGGAATGCGGTCGATCAGACCAGTTTCGACCGCTTCAACGAGATCGGCACGCTCGACCATATCACCATACTCTTCGGTGAGAGCAGAGAGAACGGCGAGAGACTTGGAACGAAGGGTAATAGCCATGAGGTAAACTCCAAAGTAGGGGAAGGGGTAATCAGTTGACAGGCATATTGTACCATAATGAATTCTGAGGTCAATAGGGTAGCAAGGGGCATTTCACAATTTTATTCATAATACACCTTAGTAGTTACAAATTCACAATCACAATTCGTAAGTCCTTTATACATAAGCACTTACGGCTCGCCCCCGGCACAAGCCAAAGTAGTTAGTTTATCCTGCGAGTTTTCGCCCCATATATAAGGACTGGTCATCTAACCACTAAGGTGTATTCTACAATAAATTTGGCTCAGGGGGTTGACTTGAGCGGGCAATTATGGGATAATTTATTGTCAACTGATTTTCCTCTTTGGAGCATTTAATGTCTAACTCTGATACTTTTTCCCGCTTGCTGGCTACCGAAAACATTACGGTTGTTCGCGCTGCTGCTCAAACCGCTTCGTTTGATACCGAATCGCGGACTCTTACTCTTCCGATGTTTGCGGCTGATCTTGATGAATCGGTTACTACTCTCTTCGAAGCGCACGAAGTTGGTCATGCTCTTTACACTCCGCGCATGGCGGATGTTGAACCGTATCGTCGTGACATCGAACCAAATCAGGCTGAAGCTGCTCAGCGCAAGCTACAACAGGTTCTAAACATTGTCGAAGACGCACGAATCGAAAAGCTGATTCAGCGAGAGTATCCCGGTCTTCGTGGTGAGTTTTACAAGGGTTACCAAAATTTGATCGATGCCGGATTCTTCGGTGACGATCTTCAGTCGCGCGTTGGCTCGCTTGGCTTCATGGATAGACTTAACATCCACGCAAAAGCTGGCGCGATTGTTGATGTCCCGTTCTCTGCTGAAGAGCAAGATATCGTTGATAAACTTGACGATCTTGAATCGTTTGAAGACGTTGCCGCTCTGGTCAAGTCTGTTTATGAGCGTGACAATTCTTCGCAGGATCAACAGGATCAAGGCGATCAAGGTCAACAGGGTCAGTCTGGTGATCAGGGTGATGAAGAGCAAGAGCAACAGTCTGGTGCTGGTCAGTCTGAAGACGGTGATGAATCCGGTGACGATAACGGTGCTGGTCAGTCTGAAGACGGTGACGATGACGGTGCTGGTGGTTCCGGTGATGAATCCGGTGACGATGCCGGTGCTAACGGGTCTGAATCCGGTGAAGGTGATGAAGCGGGTGATGCCGGTAGCCAGTCTGGTGAATCGACATCGGGCGAAGGTGATGAAGACGGTGATGAATCCGAACAGGGTGAAGCATCGACCATCCAGAAAAAAGGTGGGCTTGGCGAAGCGTCTGCTTCTCTGCTTGGCGGTGACATCGCTACTGAATCCGCTCTGAATAACGCTATGGCTCAGTCGGCTGATACTTCAAAGCGAATCAGCAACTACCGAATTGAGTATCGCGGTAAAAAGCGAAAAGGTGTTACCGATGTAATCGCTGATGGTAAGCATGTTCGTGATGGTATGACAAATTTCATGCGGATTGCTGCTGAATCTGGTAAGTTTGCTGCTCATACCGCGCGATACTCTGAATTCATGAGCGACATCAAGCCTCAAGTTGCTGCAATGGCTCAGGCATTCAAGCGACATCAAGCGGCAAGTGATTACCAGCGTACTCGACTAGCTAAGACTGGCGTGATTGATACCAACCGACTCCACGCCTACAAGATTACTGATGATGTTTTCCGTCGCGCTGCTGAAGTTCAGAAGGGTAAGTCTCACGGGCTTGTCTTCTTCATCGACTTCTCTTCGTCGATGACCGATTGTATCTTCCAGACTGCGAAGACCACTATCCTGCTTACTCAGTTCTGCAAGGCAATCCGTGTGCCGTTTGAAGTTTACACTTTCACCACGGGTCGGACTCGTAAAGGTGGAATCAATGCAGACGGTACGCCGATGGGTAAAATTCGCCCCCACATTGTGAAGTTGATGTCTTCGGCAATGTCGGGTCGGGAGTTGGCAATGGCTACCGAGTTTGTTTACGCTTGGTGTCGGGATCAGGATCGAAATACTAACTACACCGAACGGATGGCAGGCTACGGTAGTGCTGGTCCGATCTACATGGGCGGCACGCCTATCGGTGAAACGCTTGAAGTTGCGAATGTTTTGATCCGTGACTTCAAAGCAAACAACCGAGTTGATATCGTCACTGCGATCATGCTCACCGATGGTGAAGACGGTAACGGTGTCCACGGTCGGTCATACAGCTACTATGATTCTTCCCGTGAAGTTACCAATACCACTTCTAAGATTACTGGTAAAACCTACACTGGTATTTCTTACGGTAACGCACTGATTCAAGATATTCGTGCCGCTCACAACACTAGCTTCATCAACATCCACGCCAGCAACAACTTTGCTCTTCCAATGGGTGATGATAATGAAACTGGTCAGCGTAACTCGATTGCCCCCGCTCATCACGGTAGCAATTCGATCAGCGAAGTCAAGGGTGTTGGCGGGTTCAACGCTTCCTACGTGATCGGGTTCGATGCTCTTGGTGCTGGTAAGGAATCACGACAGTTCATCCAGATGCTTGCGAAAAACTTCGCAACCGACTCGACGGATTGGGTTTCTTAAAAAGACAATTCATAAAAACAAAAAGGGATGCCGTTTGGCATCCCTTTTTTTCAATCCTGATTTTCGTATTTGTATTGTGAGAAGTTATTGACCTTGCTTACACGAATGATTTCGTTAAAGCGGTCACGCTCCGATGATATCTCAGGAATTGTGTGTGATATAACGATGATGTTGCTTTTGTGTTTGCCGCCGTTAGATTGATTTAGTAGTTCCATCAAACCACCGGTTCCTTCTAAGTCTAGTGCAGAAGAAAACACTTCGTCAAGGATCAGTAGATTACACGCAGCAGAATTTTTTCGTCGTGCAATCTCTCGCCAAGTAAGAAGTAGTGATATGTTGATTCGTGCTTTCTCGCCTTCAGAAAAAGATTCATAAGAAAAGTTGTCGCGGTAACGTGATTTAATAGTTTCTTTGAATTCCTCATCGAGTGTAAACGCTACAGGAAAGTTTAGCTTAGTAAGATACGTATTGACTTGCTTATTGATGATTGGCAGATACTGGCGAATGATTTTTGTTTTGATACCAGTGTCTTTGAGTAAACGCGAAGCGACATCAGAGTAACCAAGTGATCTAGTGATATCTTCCGACCGATTTTGTGCCGATTCCTTTTCTTGTCGCAGTGCTTCTTTCTCGCCGTTAGACAATTCGCCGCCAGCAGAAATTGTGCCGATCTTTTTGTTGTTAGCGGTGATGTCACCTTGCAGCTTGGTAATGTATTCTGACTCAGCAGATACCTTGTGTGTAGCAGAAGACACCTTCGAAGCTAGGTCTGCTGTCTTTACGTTGATCGAATCAATTTCCTGTTGTCGCTTGGTTACTTCATCCATTGCCTCTTGCAATTGCTGAAGACCATCGGTAAACTGATCAATCTTTGTGTTGCGTTCTTTGACGGCTTCTTTCTTGAATTCGCTATCGATGTTTTGTGAACATGTAGGACAACTCGCATTGTGATCAAAGAAATCAATTTCACCTTGCACACGCTTACGATTTGATTCAATCTTGTGCTTGTATGTTTCTAGTTCTTTTGTCTTGCGAAGAACATTCCCTGCATCAGTGATTGTCTTATCGTGTTCTTCGATCTGCTTACGTAGACTTGATATCTCATCGTTATACTCTTTGATCTTAGCAGAAGAGATATCAATTTTTTCCTGTGCAGACTCGTTTTGTGCCGATAGGTTGTCTACTGTTTTCTGGCGATGTCGATCATTCATCTTGATCTTTTCATCAACCAGTGTCAGTGCATACTCAGTGTCTTTCTTTTGATCCTTGAGTTCTGAGATGCGATTCTTCAACAGCGTATGCATTGTAGAGAATACTTGAATCTCTAGAATCTCTTCGATCACTTCGCGGCGTTGTGCTGCTGGTAGTTGCATGAACGGAGTAAAAGAAGCAGACCCTAAGATAACAATCTGCGTGAACGAACGGAAGTTCATTCCTAGAATGTTTTTCTCAAGCATTGTCTGATAGTCTTTTACACTTGCATCTTGCGGAACAAGCACACCATTCTTATGAATCTCAAACAGGTTTGGCTTTTGACCGCGACGGATCAAGTATTCATTGTTGCCTTGTTCAAACTCAATCTCGACAAGACAATTACCACCATTGATCGAATTGACCAATGCGGGTTTGTTGATGCCACGGAAAGACTTGTTGAACAGAACATAGGTGATTGCATCAGTGTAGCATTGTGATTTGCCACAACCATTCTCACCGACCACTAGCGTTGTATTGTTTTTCGCTAGATCGAATTCGATAGGACGATTGCCTACCGACATAAAATTTTGCACTCGGAGTTTCGTGAACTTGGTCATTCGGTTTTCTCGTTAGGATTCGGAGATTGCTTCGTTGTATAGCTCTCTCATTAGCTTAGTGATTTCTTTCTTGTCTTCGTCAGACTCAAAGTTATCATTTACATAGTCGACAAGGATACTCATTGTATCCTTTGATTCTAAGCCTTCTTCGGTTGTACCATAGTCTAACACTTCTGTGTTGTCTATAATAGTATACTTGATTGGTGCAACAGCATCAAGACGTTCGATAAACTTTTCGAACACATAGCTGTCATTCTTTTCAATGACGTTTACCTTGACAACCTTACCAGCATAATCAGAAATGTCTGCGGTTAGATAGTCAACTTCGGTATCATCATAGGGAAGATAGATGTGCATCTTCTCAGGGTTCTGAATAAATTCAAGCGAGCGTGTTTCGGTGTCGAAGATGTGGAAACCCTTCTTCAACCCTGCATCGTTGAATGTAATCTCATAGGGTGTACCTAGATAATCAATGTTACCCTTTTGCTGCTTGACATGAAAGTGACCAGAGAAGACCCGTGAAAACTTTGCAAATCCTGCGGGGTCCATGCCATGAGCAAACTTTACGTTCTTCAACACTTGATACCCATTCAGTTCCAAGTGTCCCATGAGAACGGGTGCTTCAGTATCTTTGATAAACTGCATAGATTCATCATAGTTATCGCGGTTGATCCACGGCAACATTGCAATCTTCAATCCACCGATTTCAATGGTTTCTGGTTTCTCGTATACAGTTGTGTTTGCTTGTTGTAGCAACAGGTTTTGTGCATTGATGTCGTTTGTGTTGCGATAGTATACGTCATGGTTACCTAGAATAGAATGGACTTCAATACCCTGCTCGATGACAGGTGTAGTCCACTGCTCATGGAAAGCATTCAGTGTGTTGAAGTTGATGTACTTACGTCGGTCGAAGACATCGCCCAAGTGAATCACCGTCTTGATGTCGTGTTCCTTCAAGTAGGGAAAGAATATATTCTTGAAGAAACGACCGGCATAGTTTGAGTAATCTGCGTTGTCATTACGCATACCTGCATGTGTGTCTGTGATAAGTGATATTTTCATAATGTAAGTATACCAAATAAGGATCAGTCAAACAAGGGTTCTGATGAAGAAGATGATGGTCTTCCTACTTTTTTACCAGAAGATTTATTCGACTCATCATACTCGTTCAGTTCAGCAGATAATTTTTTCTGCATGTCTGCGAGTGCTGCCGATGATGTTCCAGCGTCACCTAGATCATGCTGATAACGTGGATCGTCGATTGCCAACTCGATACACTTCTTTTTCTTTGCTGCTTCTTTCTTCTCTGTTTTGATGCGACGAACAAATGCATAGTAAACCATCTGCGAGAAGTAAGCAAATGGATTGTCGTATTTTTCGTGGTCGAAGTTGTGACCATAGCGGACACAGTTTTCGATACCATCCAAAATCATTTCGTCTTTGTATGTGTAGCCAGAGAAATTATTTCTTCGTGCTACACCTTCTGCGATGAGAATAATTTTTTCACCGATGTTGTTGGGCATGGATGGCGACGGGTCACCGGTTGCTTCCGCTTCCGCGATTGCTTCCTTCCATTCCTTCATCTCGTTATAGAATTCTTTCTTGTCAACATAATTGCCTGCTGCATCTTCAGGCTTTTGAACGGGTCGCTTTGCCATAATAAAAAAATCTCCAAAAAATGTCCGATTGCCTCTTGACAAAAATCTCGGACGGGGTTACAATTTCATTGTCTTAGATAAGCATTACTATATTAATAATTAAACTGTAATGGTCTTACCTGATCGAAGAAGATCAACACCGAAGTGATGATCAATAAACTCCATCTCAACACCAGCAGACGTAAGGATTTCATCACCTAGTCTTGTCGATGTTCCCCAACGTGAACAATCAACTCTGGTCAAACAAACAACTTTCTTGATGCCTGCTGATACAATTCCTCTTGCACAATCAGAACAAGCAAGCCAGTTACCAACAAGAACCATGTTAGCAGTAGGTACACCAATCTTAGCACACTGATAGATTGCTGCACGTTCAGCGTGTTCGACATAGTGATACTTCTTGGCTCTGTTGCTCCATCGTTCGGGTGTTTGAGAAACACCAGTAGTAAAATTATTCACCACTGGTGTGATCATCATACGACCGTCAGGTTTACAAATGGTAGCTGCTACTTGGGTTGATGGGTCCGGTGATTTAGATGCTGCATACACAACTTCTTTCATCACAGGAATCCAGTCAATCTGTGAAGTCTGGTTCATCATCTTCATCATCTTCATCATCTTCATCGTATCCATCGTCTTCATCGTCTTGGGTTAGAAAAACATCACCAACAGAACCGTATAGCTGATCCGCAAGTTCAGGGTTGGTCTTATAAGTGTCGTACTTCAGAATCAAATCATCATAGGTTTCAATGATTTGACTATGAGGTTCTACGACAATTATAACATGTTTCATAGGCAATTGCACTACTTTACAGTCACCAAATCTAATCCATGAAGTCATCATTGTCTTCTCAAAGACAGAAATTGATTCTCCATCACGCTCATAATACTGCTCAACTGCTGCCTTCATAGGATCGTAGACAGAGATTGTTCCTGTTGCCGGGATGTCTTGCCAGTACTTGAATTCTTCCGGTTTCATCTTACCGATGACTTCTTCGCCGTTTGTTAGTTTCAATACTGCGTATACAGTTTTCATAGTTTCACTTTCTTCTTCGTGTAATTAAAGCCTTCTCGAATAAATATCAACTCGCGTTCCTTGGCGTGTTTCATCGAGTAGTTCACATATGATTTATGTCGCAAGTCATCGCAGATATCATAGACGTTACAAACGTCTTTGCTGTGGTGCTTTCTCAGACCACGACCGATAGATTGTAGGATGCGAATCGCTGACTTGGTTGACGATGCGAATACGATGTTGTGTAGGTTCTTGATGTTGATGCCAGTAGAGAACGTCTGGTATGATGCTACCACATGGACAACCTTGCCCGGCTCTTCACATGCCTCACGAATTTTATTTCTGGTGGTCGCGTCGATAGTCCCGTCCACGTAATATAGCTCGTCAATCGTTTTTGACTTTTTTAGCTCGTTATAAAGGCTTTTGCCATGCTCTCTACGGGAGAACAAATAAAGCGTATTTTTTGCAAAATAATCGCCCATATTAGCCAGAAAACGGCATCTTTTTTCGTGTGATTCGATCCAGTCCACTTCTGTTTTATAGTCTTTTCTTGCCAGTGCCTTCTTTTCGGCATCGGTGTAGCCTAGCTGGACACAATTTATTTTGATCTGTGTCAGCACATCTTTATCGATCAGGTCGCTTGTTGTGGTGACCGAATAGACAGGACCGAGCAATCCTTCGATGCTCAGTCGGTGAGTCTTTGCGTCTTTGAGTGTACCGGTTGTGCCGAATCTATATTTGCAGTTGGTAGCACCCTCTGTGATCTTCTTGATTGACTTTGCTTCGGCAAGGTGACATTCATCGATGTTGATGAAACCGAATCGTTCGAAGTATCGCTTGGGTAGTTTGTACAGAGACTGCCATGTAGAAATGATGATTTGCTTATTCGTATCTTTCTCTTTGCCTGCCATGATGATATGACATTCTTCTTCGGCATCCCAATTTTCATCCTCTGAAGAGTAGTCGGCAAAGTCGCCTAGCATCTGCGCAACAAGACCTGTTGTTGGTACGATGACCAGCAGCTTTTCATCATTGTCTAGAATGCTTTGATAGAATCTTACAAGAGCGTACTGGATGAAACTTTTACCAGAACCGGTAGGAGAGAGTAGCACTGCGCGGGAGTGATTGATTGCGTGCTTGATTGCTCTTACTTGATAGTCGCGTGTCTCAATCTTTGTTGCGGGGATTGCGAAGTCATCGCGGATCATGTTGGTGACTTGCTTTTCGTTGATCAGTCCGGTGTCTTTGATCCCGATGTCGCCGTTGACTTGAATCGAGTATGAGTTCTTGTCGCAGTAGTCTAATAGATAGTTGACCAAACCAACGTGCAGGGTTTGTGTCATTTGGTTGAAGGCATGGATGAATCCATCCCACATCTTTGCTTTGTATTTTGGATGAAACTGATAGTTGTCCGGACGAAACTTGAAATGATCATCAAGCTCAGCAAGTATACTTCGATCAGCATCTACATAGAGAAAGGTTTCATTTATTTTAGATATCAGAACATCCATACTTAGTTTGCCATTTTTTATTTTGCCATGAATTGGTTTTTATCCATGTCGCAATCGTTCGGCGTGACACATTATAGTATTCTGCGGCAGATTGTTGTGTTTGAAACTCAATACCGTTTATTTGACATGGAGATTCGTTCATACGACAGCGGGATTTCCCACCCGTATTTATCCATGTTTCTAAACGAGATTGTGAGCAGTTGAAATATGCCCTAGCCTCTTTTTTAGATGTGAATGTCATCCCGTCTATGACAATATGATATTTTGTTTTATCGGGCTTTCCGTATATTCTCCAATTGGAAATAGTAGCTTCGGTTGTTTGGTAGAAGTCTGCTGCTTGTTTTCCTGATGGAAATGTGTTCCCGTCAATTGTTATAGGGCTACCGTGTAGTTCCCGCATTTTAGCGTATCGATTTGCTGTAATAAATTTTCTGGTATGTTTGTTTGTTTGCATTCTCATAGCACTAAAGGCAAACCTTATTGACCGGTTCTCGGGGTACATCTTAGTCAATAGCAAATGGGCAATGTAGTGTGCCTTCGCTGGAAGATCAACAAGATTGTCTTCGCTATTGTCACCGCCCATGCATTTTGGTATGATGTGGTGACGTTCGGTATAGCCTTCACATACAATTGATTTGTAGTGGTCGATGAGCTTGCGGTATCGCTGGTGATAAATAGTAGTCATGCTGTTGTCTCCCTAAAGACGATAGAGTGGATGGGTGCTGGTAACACCGTGATTCACAATCTATTTATAAAGATTGATCCCTTGACCGGGGTCAATCTTATTTTTTAGCCACCAGACAGGAATTGAATGTATGATATCGCATTTTTGATGTTCATACCACGATACGTAATCTGCTTGAGTATTCCATCCAATAGTTCTACTTTAAGGGTTGCTTTGTCTAGTGCGACTGCGACTTTTACTACATCGTCATCGACCTGTACGTATTTATCTAGATCAGATTTCATCACCTTGCGATCAAACGGCTTGTCTTTGTATGCCGATGATGGTGCTTTACCATCGTAGTAATCGCGTGCTTCAAATTGTTTCTTGGTCAGCGTATGTGAAAGTCTTGACTTCTGTTCCTTACATAGTCTATAGTACTTGAGGTACTTAGCATGTAGGTAATCAACTTCTAGTGCTTGATCGACCAGTTCGGATTTTGACAGCGGGGAATCTTTCTTCCATGCTTCTTCGATCTCTTCAATAGTCGGGCATTTTGTCGCAGTACTCATAATTTATTTACCTTGTTGTTAGGATGATATATAATCTATTTTGTATCCAGTATAGCTAAATGTCGCTGTACATACAAGGTCTTCTGCGTCAGTACTTGCTGTTGTAAATTGTAGTTCGCCTAGCGATGTTGGAAATAAATCTTGGTACTGAACACGGACAGTCGGGTTGTGTTTGTTTGATCGAACAGTCAGTGTAGCATCAGTGATACCGCCGCCGTAAGTATCCATTAGAAAGTCTTGATTGATCAGTGTGGTGAAGTCTGATGTTTTCTCTGCGGTATAGAGCATCTTCATCCAGTCATACATTTTACGATAGTTTGCCATCTCTTCATCTACCAGAAAAGTGATGTTTAGTGGCTCGTATTCCAACTGGTCACCCGGTACATTCATGGTGGTGAGTGGTGTCTGCATAGGAACCGGGTTGCCAGATACCCCCGGTAGGTTAGCACTTTGTAGGTGGTATACCGTATCGGGAATGAACGAACAGGTGAACGAAAAGCCCGTTTCCTTCAATAAATTGTTGCTTGTTGGTCCGTTTCTTGTAAATCCCGGTGTGGACATGATTTATGACCCTTCGAAAAAATTCTTTGGTTGTATTGATTTTGGCAGTGAAAAAGCCTATACTTGTGTTATGGAAATACCCAACATCGACAGCTACGGGGATGATCCATACGGTGAGGTTGTGTATTGTTCTCACACACCCCTATTTATACCCCACGCGACAGGTGTTTGGTCAAACCATAACATCCCGTGGGAAAACATTATCACCCCTGAAGAGGTAGACATGGCAGATCAAATTGATTCGCAACTAGACTTTGCTATTAAGAACGGCATGAATGTTATGTTGTCTGGTAAGCATGGTGTAGGTAAAACTGCTCGCATCAATGCAGCAATGGAACGGCATGACATCAATTTCGTCTACTTCTCTGGATCAACAATGGACCCGTTTGTTGACTTCATTGGTGTACCCAAAGAAATGACAGATAACCAAGGTGAAACCTATCTGGGTTTTGTTCGACCACAAGCGTTGATGGATGAATCGCTAGAAGCAATCTTCATCGATGAGTACAACCGATCAGACAAGGGTGTTCGTAATGCGGTGATGGAGTTGATTCAGTTCAAGTCTATCAATGGTCGCAAGTTGCCGAATCTAAAATACGTCTGGACTGCTATCAATCCTGATGACGATGATGACTTCAACTATGACACTGAGCAACTAGACCCTGCACAAGCAGACCGGTTTCAGATGCAGATCGAAGTTCCTTACAAGGTATCGGCATCGTACTTTTCCAAGAAGTATCCCGGTGGAGATGGTGCTTCCGCAGTTCAGTGGTGGAACACACTAACCAGCAAACAAAAGAACAGTCTATCGCCACGCCGACTTGACTATGCGATGGATGCGTTTGTAAACTGTTCCGCAAATAAGTCTTTGCTTAAAACAATCTTCCCTAGCAACATCAATGTTGCAGACTTCCTCAACGTAATGACTGCTGGTTCTCTCAAACAAAGAATCATTGCCGCACACCGAAGTGGAGATGATGATTTGATGGAATCGCTTGTCAATGGTTCAGAAACAAAAGCAGTTGTTGACAACCTAGAAGGCATTTGTGATCAAGATGTAAATGTATTCCACAGTGTTGCTCATTCTGCGACTGATGAAACACTAGTGAGAATCGTGCGGGATTATGCACCTATTACACGCGATGTTATGAAAAAGTGCAGCGACTATGATGAACGTCTAAGAGGTCTGCTTTCACTTGAATCTCTTGATGATACTGTTCGCACACAAATCGAAGTGTTGCTTGACAGTGATGAAGGCATCGCCGAGACTTGTGATACACCTGATGATTTCTGGTCAGGATCAGCATGGGGAGGAGGCGCGGATGAGTGAAGTCACACATGAAGATCGTCAGATAGTCATGCAAGACTTTCAATCTATCTGTCTATCGTTGGAAAATCTCAATGGTGTGTTTGCTCAGTTCTATGAATTGGGCAGACCAACAGTGACTTATGATGTAGACACTGCTGCTGTATCATTCAACAAAGAAGGTGCATGTATTGACTTTTTGATCAACCCTGCATTCTGGCGACTTCTAAACTTTGACACTAAGCTGTTCTTGATTTGTCATGAATGCTTACATGTTATCCTTGATCATGGTAAGCGGTCATCAAAATCAAACTTCGACAAAGACACAACTGGTATGGAACGACAGTTGACCAACATTGCTATGGATGTTGTGATCAACGAAACCATCGTAGGACATTTTGGTATCAGACGCGATTCGCTAAACTTCGGCGAAGCGTTTGACATTCAACATCCCGAAGGCAGTGGGTTAGACGATGACCATCCAGCACAAGCACTAAGTGAAATCAAGCATGGTGCATTCTTGGATACTGTGTTTCATAAAATCAAACCGGACATCGAACCAAAGAAATCGTATGAGTATTACAACGATGTGTTGATCAAGTACTTCAAAGAAGAAATCAGTGAAGCAAAAGATCAACAACAAGCAATGCGTGAAATAGCAGATGCTTTGTCCAAGATGAGCAAGGATGATCATGAAAAACTCGCTGAGTCTATGGGTGAAGGTTCGGACAAAGACATGAAATCTGTTGTCGGTGAAATCATGGAGAATGCTGACAGGAAAGACTTGGATGACCTGAGTGATGCCTTGACTGAAAACTTCGGTAAAGGTAATCCCGGCGATCCATTGATTGCTGGTTCTTTGGAGCGAGTCATTCAACAAGACTATCGCAAGGTGAAAAAACTCAAGCGATGGCAAGACCTGTTTCGTCGGTTTGTTCACAAGACACAAGACAAGCAGAATGCTTTACAGTGGATTCATGCCGACCGCAGACGTAATCTGTTGCCTAGCAAGTATCTGTTACCATCAAAGAATCGTGCCAACGGTAAAGACAATCGATACTTGGTGTGGCTGTTCATTGATTCGTCTGGTTCATGTGAACACTTGAAAGAGCAGTTCTTCAAGGCAGCGTATTCACTAGACCCCAAGTATTTCAATGTTCGTTTGTTCTCACGAACTACTGAGGTCAAGGAATTAGATTACAAGAATCCTGTGGTCGCCGGTTATGGTTCTGATGACTATGGATGTATTGAACGGTACATTCAACAACAATTATCTAGTAGAAGTATTGACAAATACCCCGAGATTGTGATACACTTTACTGATGGATATGACTGTTCCGGTGTGATGGTTCAGCCAGAAAAACCGCTTAACTGGTTTTGGTTTCTGACTGATGAAATGTACACCGACTGGATTCCTAAAAAGTGTATCGAACACAATCGCGTCTTTAAGTTATCGGAGTTTGAGTCTTGAACATTTTTTGCGTTGACAACGATCCTACTGTTTCTGCTACTCAACTATGTGATAAGCATGTAGTCAAGATGGTAACCGAAACTAGCCAGATGCTTGTCTCTGCTTTGCGTAGATACAACTGCCCTGAGCATCATCTTCCGTTGACTAAAGCAGGAACAGTATCGAAAGGTGGATACCATCATCATCCGTCTACTAGATGGGCTGG